TCTGCGGTTCACTTCCTCGTAAGCCTGCTTGGCTATGCCTAGCGCCTCATCTGGCGAAAGTGGACTTGCATTACCCGCCGCACGGCGGTCAGACATAATAACCTTAACTCGGTCATCCAACTCATCTGCTTTGAGGTCATAGTCAGGATCGCTCGATCTGATCTTTTGCTCCCAAGCCACAACAGCATTGACTGTTTGGGTTTGAGATTGCTCAAGATGAGATCTATTGATTTGCTCTTGCGTTACCGCTTGCTGCGAACCAATACGCTGGTTTTCCGCCCTTAATCTGGCGATCTCCGCTGCGTCACTTTCATCAATATAGCCATCATCAACACGTTGCTGTACGTCTTGCGGCAAAGTCTGCCCAGTTGCGACTGAAAGATTGTCTAGGTAAGGCTGTAACGCTTTAGCAGCTTCCAATGGGTTGTTTTTCATCAGAGACATAATCTCAAACCCTTTGGCGGCCTCTTCCGCCGATAACCCTTCCCTTTGTAGATAACCTGTTATTTGATCGTACTGTTCTGCCTTTGGTCGCAGTTCGTTGCGCTCATTGATAAGCTTCTTGAACCGAGGGTGCTTGTTGAACGGAACATCATCAAAAGACTCACTTGCGGCAAGATCGCCGTCGTCTTCGTCATCATGCTCTAGATCATCATCATCCTCTTCTGACTCTTCCTCACGCGGTTGCGAATCCGCTTCCTCAGACTGCTCTTCTGGCTGCAACGTATCTTGTACGACTGCCAGCAAATCAGCTTCAGTTTCGCTCTCTACGGCGCTAGACGACTGCGCTTCTTCGTCTTGTTCTTCAATAGGAGCATCAGACGTTAGCTCCTCTTCGATCTCATTGATCATGTTTATCGTCCTTTGTTTGTAGATCATTATATACTTTTTTGATCGTATGTTTCAACAGTGCTGCCAAAATTACCGGTTCCCCATCGGTGGCAGCGATCCAGATGGTAATTGTTGTGGTGCATTAGCAGCGCCGCCAGCTTGCGGCCCCTGCATTGCTGGATCACCAGTTCCTTGACCTTGCGACTGGTTCATCGACACAATCGATGGAATCTGATCGGCAATGGCCTCGTTTATCTCAAGCTTGTCGTCAAGGCGTTTGAGCAGTTCTTTTGCTAGCCAAACTGGATTGATGCCAGGTATTTGCAGCAAGAACGGCATGATGCGCTCGATGTTGGCAAGTTCTGCGGCACGGTTCGGCTTGCCAGTTGAGCCAGCCTCGATCTCCAAGAAAACCTCTTCTTGGACGGTGTCTCTTGACATTTCTGGCCAAACAGCACCAGGCCCAACAATCTTCTTTACCTCATCGATAGACAACTCAAGCAGCATAACTTGCCCAGCCGCTCTAGCAATTTCGCTCATAAAGCTGTCTAACTCATCAACATTTGCGCCCATCGAGGACATTCGAGCCGACTCAGCGATGCTTGTCTCTGTTGCTGTCGCCTTCGATACTCCACCGAATTGCGCTTCTTGAGCGCCAACAACTAGCTGGATATCATCAAAAATGGTCTTAACTTCATAAAGATTGGGGTCAATACCAATCTGCTTGATCGGCTGAATAACATCAGCGACAGTCTGGCCAGCCGCCATAGCTTGCAGTTCGATGATCGCGTTAGCCGGATGAGTCGCAAGCTTGTCCTTATCCGCTTCCTCCAAAACACCAGCTGGTGCTGCATATTTAGGCCGATTTGCGCGGCGATGCTCTCGCAAGCCCTGTCTGGCTCGGTTGTATTCGTGCTGCATTGGGATGAGCAGGCTGATATCTGACGGCGGATAAAGATGGTCTTTATGCTCGATCTCATTAAACACAAGCGTAAATATTGGCCAGAATGTCTCGACTTTAACATCTGGAGCCATTGGTTCGCGGAGAAAATCATCGTGTCCGTCAGCAATGCAATACTGAACACCAGCTTTGCGGTCATAGTATTCCCAGATCAGCACTAGCCCTTCTTTAGCGGCTTCGGAGTCAATATCGTCATAGCTGCTACGGTTTTGATACTGATCTTCTGGCCCCATCAAGCGGCCTTTTACGTCATACTGCCGATATTTGTCTTTCAGATCGACATCATATATTTCCTTAACTTCATCAGGAGTAAGGTACATTTCATGTGCAACCCAGCTTGCGCCAACAAACCCACGCATCTGTCGTGTCATTGGATCAACAATAATGCTGTTGGACTCGGGGAAATCAAAGACAAGACCTTCCCTGACCGTGATCATCGGCTGTTCCATTAACGATTTCAGAGACAGCATTAACTCTTCCATCTCAGCATCGTCACGATCAATTTCGCCTTCTGACACCTCTTCAGTCAGTCTGCGGATGTGATCAATCTGTGCTTGGATATCAGCAATCTTTGCTGCCACATCTGGGCTTCTGTCCATTTCACGCTGAAAACCAACCTTCACAAAACCAATTCCAGTTGTAACCACGCGCCGGACAAGGGCTTTCATTTGCGCCTTGAAGTTGGGTTGCTGCTCCGCCATGTAATAGTCAAACAAGGTTTCAAGAGTTCTTGACACATTATCTAGCATTTTGCGATGTGCTTGGCCGTTCTCATAATCCATAATCACGGCTTGAGCGTCCAAAGGAATCGGCGCACCAATTTTCTGTGCAGACGCGGAAGACTGATATGCCTGCTTTAAGGTGTCCTCATCACCATCCCAGATCTCATAATCCATACGATTACGCCGCTTGGCAGAGGCTTTCGGGTTTTTGGCATACAAAGATGCAGTGCGTTGCTGCACATGCCTTTGAAGAATGTTCGCCACATACTGGTCTTTCGACCATGCAGTATCGTCAAACCCATTTAACGCTGCATCCATGTCACGGCGCATTTGCTTAAAAGGCTTTTCGTGAAACTTTTTAGCGTTTTTAATATTGGCGATCAGGTTGTTTACAAGCGCCTTGCGTCTTTGCTCCGGCTCCTTTTTTTCGACTTTCTCAGTCGCAACAATCAACATCTCATCGTTTTCCATTAAAATCCTCCAGTTGCACTAAGCAGCCGTTCTTGTTTAAGTCTTTTATCAGAATCCCACTTAACCCATGCAAGGGTTCCTGTTTTGGGAGTCTCATCCTTTGTGCTTACCGCCCCGCCAGGGGAAGCAAGCCTGTCCAAGCCCATTCCAACCCATGCCAGTGTATCAACAAAATCATCGTGGCGGGAGTTAGGAAATTTCAGCAGTTCGTCAACAGCCTTTTGCGTCCAGACAGAATTTTTTGGCAAGAACACTTTTTTCATTGCCATTCTGCCAAGAATTGACTGCGCCCGCTGCACCTTGTTTGCGACTGGCGTAACCTCATGGATCGAGCAATAAACGCGCTCTTCGGCCATCCGTTTACGCAAGAATGGCCCAATAGCCTTACTGATGTGGCCTTTTTCAGCCCACCACAACAAAGGCTTGTGTTTGCGGATAAGACTCAGCATCGCGTCAACGCATTTATCGGCGCTCTGCTTTTCCCACCAGCAATCGATTAGGTATATGTCATCGTTCTTGTCCACGCCTACAACCAGCAAACAAGTTGCGTCATTCCGTGTCTTGTCTGTGCCTACTGCATGGTCAGAGGCTGCATATATCCTTAGATCTTCCGGCAGTTCTTTTTTGTTATAGAACATCACGTTTTCACGCTGAAAGAGATCCCCATCTTCCGGCGTTGGACGGCCTTGATACAATGCGCTAAACCCTCGGCTATCGAGGCGGCGCTGCGCCGTCATAAACTCCATGTCAAACCGCTCTGGCCACAACAATTCACCTTCTTTGCGGCCAAGAGGGTCATCCTCTTCGGCCAGCGCAGGAAGGTTGATGATCTTCCATTTGGCGGCCTCTTCTGCGGAATAATGCGGGTTGGTAGGGTCTGTTAGACGGCCAACCAGATCATCTTCGTGCCATCGAGTCTGGACGATCACAATCGATGCCGAGGCAGTCATAAGTCGCGTCATTAAGACCTGAGTGAACCAATTCCATAGCTGCTCCCTTAGTGTCGGACTGCCAGCTTCCATAGAATCTTTGATCGGGTCATCGAGAATAACAAAATCGCCACCACGGCCAGTGATCGAGCCACCACGGCCAACAAAAACAGCCATGCCGCCAGCATTTGTCTGTATTCTGGACTTTGACGCGCCGCCTTTACGAAATCCAGATGTAGGAAACACGTTCTTGTATTGAGGCAAAGACATGATGTTCCGGCAATCTGCTCCGAAATCTTTGCCAAAGTCTTCGTTGTATGTGGCAAATATGACGCTGCGGTATGGGTCTTTGCCCATCAACCAAGGAATAAACCGGCGTGATATCAATTCAGACTTGCCGTGTCTTGGCGGCATACAAACAATAAGAAGAGGGATATGACCCTTTTCTACCTTTTCAAGGACCTTTGCCAAAGCCCTGTGGTGCTTTGCGTCCTTAAACATAGACAGTTCTATGTTTTCTGGGTCTTCCGCTTCCGGCATTGTGAACTTTACAAACTTTAGAAAGTCCTCCCTGCCCTCGATCGCCAGCTTCTGCCTCTTGGCAGCACCAATTCGTTTCTCAAGGTCAGTAAGTTGCTTTTGCTTTGTGTCCATCAGTCAGCCAACTCATATGCCAGATCACGCGCTTCATCGTTGCGGCGGAGCCAACCTTTACCAAATTTGTCAAAATGCGGCAGGGAATGATAATAGCTGGAACGGTTTTCGTGCATCAGGTAGATGTAATTCTTTAACTCATCATCGTGTATTTGCGATAATGTGTATGGCCCGATGACTCCATCGATCTCTTCTCTCGACATCGCAAGCGCGTTTTGAAGGCAATATCCAGATCGAGCGACACCACCGTTTACCGCCCAATCAAAACAGAAAACATCTACGCCAGACGGTAACTCTTCGCCTTTAATTGGCTTCCAGTAATTGGTTAGATATATTTCTTCTGCTCTCTCGATAGGCATGTTCCGCATTGTGTCTTCGTTAGCGTCAGCGCCGTAATACTCGTCATAAACGCGCTTGGTAATGCCAAACATTGTCATGCCGCCTGGATCTTCTTTGAAATTTGCAAATCCACCTTCGTGGCCTAACACAAACTCAAGCGCATATTCAAAATTGCCCATACTCATCTCGCTGCCACCTTTTTAACCTTTTCATATGAACGGCTGGCGGTTAAGCCAAGCATTCCAAGCAAAATCGGCATAAGCGCATCTGTTTCCAAAACCGGCAGATCGGGCAAGTCGTAATGCATGACTGTTAGAACAAAAACCACAAAAGGCTGAACTAAGTACGTCCAAGCCAGCACAATCACAATCAGCCAGCCGGTGGCAGGCCGCCAACCGCCCTTAAAAACGCTAGCTGAAGCGGCTTCGGCTGCGTTGATCTCCAATTGCCCCATAGCGTTTTCATGCGCCTGCCTAGTGGCTAAAGTGGCTATTTCATGGCTTAACCTAGCGCGTTCATCCGCATCAGGTATCACCTTATCCAGTAATGAACTCACCGGAGCGATTAAGGCTTGTATCATGTTGACAGTCTCCCCTTTGGTAGCGGCTGGCATTTCCAGCTAATAGGCCGATAGCCTCGCATGTACTTGTGTACCTTCTGGCTCATCTCAAATGCTCGGTTCTCGCACTGACGCATTTCTGGGTATGGGCCAAGCTGATCCTCTAGCTGAATGCAGTTTGACGGATTCATTAACTGGCAAACTAAGATGATCGCTTGGTACGTCATTTTTTCATCGCCAGACTTGAAACGCCCATAAATCCAACAACCACACCGCCTCCAGTCAGATAAAACAGATTGCTGATGTCACTGAGCGCCTTGACTCGATCAAGCGGCACAAAAAACATAGCGGCGGTAAAAAGACCCATGCTCACTAGCGTGTATCGAGCCATCCGCAATTGCGCCAAATGCTTTCTTTTGGTGTCCTCATTCTCCGCAATGGTTGTCGCCATCGCCAATTCACGGTCACTTACGCAACCATCAGAGTCCAAATCATATTTGGCGTACTCACTGTTTTGCTGAAAAGTTTTATTACTGGTCATGTCATTTGCTCCGCCACCGACTGATTCCAGCTTTTAGACTCAGCATCAACTTCGAGATAATCGCTAGGCGGTACGCGCTTCGTGACAGCCGTGATAGAGTCAGCCGGAAAGAACAGCACCTTGCGAATATCGATAGCGACAAGCGCAAATATATCCATCTCGCCTTTTGCGTACAGCTTTTTGCCAGTGCTTCCATGACTAGTGCGAAACTCGTAAGAAGGCTTTCTGGCTCTATTTGTCGAATTGTCTCGCCTAGTTGACTTAACTTGGACGCGATATAGTTTTTCTTTTGCTGTAACCAATAAATCATATTTTTTTCCTGCAACGATATGTACGTCAAAACCCATTTGCTCTAAGACGGCAGCGGCCAGATATTCCCCAATCCGTCCAATTTGCAGCGCGTCATTCAATTAAAGACTCATCAAAAATTTCAGATAAAACACGACTACTGCGACCGCCAGAACTAGCGCACCAGCAACAATTGAAAATGTAATTACCTGATCCCGCTTGTGCTGCGCCAACCTTAGAGCCGTTTGCTGCCGCGCTCTTTCTTGTGCAATTGTTTGTTGCAGACGCTCCCACTGCCCAGGAGAGCCATAAAGCTGAAACAGGCTTCTCATCTCATCTCGTAATCGCTTTACCTCTTCTTGCTTAAAGTGCTTCTCAATAGCGTTTGACTCGACAACACCTAACTTGGAAAATATCCCTGACTTTTTTGCGGTTGCGCCGTGCGACAGATCTGCTTCAGCTTTTGCGTATTTTGTTATTTGTCCTGAGAGAGATGACAGATCCCGCCCAGCTTTTACCGCAGCGGATATCGCTCCGGCTGCGCTGGTAATCGCGGCATATGCTGTCATCGGGTCAATCAATGTTTTTATCCGTTTTGATTGATTTGTATATCCTTATAATCAACAATATTACCGCCAAAAAAGCAGCAATAGCCGAAAACCAACTCTCCAATTGGTTTACCCACATGGGCGCAGTAAGCCCTGCGACTATGTAAGCGCCATCTATCCTGATATCATTTGTTGGCACGGACATCGTCTCTCAAACTACGTTTTGGGATTAGCAGCTTTGATCTCAGCAACATGCGCTTGCCAAGCATCAAGACCGTTTTCTGTAATGTACTCAAGCTGGCTTTCTAGTGTGCCGTAAGCTGTTTGTCTTGCGATGAGCCATGCTGGTCTGTTATCGACATATTCTTCTGGTTCTTCTTCTTCTTCAACGATAGGCTCAGGTTTAGCTGAAGCTGTGGAAGTGAAACCAACTGTTGCGAAGCTTGGTGCAACGCCAGTTTTTGGTGCGTACTGTAATGCCAAATCATCAAGGTCAGCCTCTGTCATGTCAGCAGACAGAACAAGCTCTGCCCAACTATTGTCGGCATAGCGAAGTGTTGCGATGCCGCCTTCAATCTTTTCAATATTATAATTTGTCATGTCCATTTCCTCAGTGGGCAGCTAGCCGAAGCTAGTTTAACTTTTAGCGGCATAAAACAACCGCACTTTTTGCATTGCTTGATGACTGATCGAAACCAATCACACGCCTTACAAATCTCATAGCGTTCATCAGCCGTCATGCCACTGAACCCGCTAGTGTGCCTGTGTTATTCATAGTTACTGATGTGCCTAATACGGCTGCGCCAGCAGCCCCGCCGCCAGCACCACCAGAACCGTTAGTACGATTGCCGTTAGCGCCTGTGTTACCGTTAGAGGCAG